ACAAAAACTCAAGTGGTACTTGGGTGCAAGTAGGAAGTGCAAACTGGAAGGCATCATGGCCTTCAGTAAGTAGTTCAGGTTCGACTGCACCAGGCGCAGGCGAAGACTTTACTCTAAATGGTGCAACTATCACAACATCTGGTACAACATTCACAACACTTGCTAGTGATATTGAAGGTGCAGGCGTTACCGGTGTAACAGCAGCAGTAGTAGATGGTGTATTAGAAATATACAATGACGGAACTGGAACTGATAGTATTATCCTTGTTGACGGTACAGGAACACCGTTAGCAGATGCAGGTATTTCAGCAGGCACATATTATGCTCCTAAGTTACAAGCATCAAAACATACTAGTGTTCCAGAATACAAAACATCAGATTCAAATCCTCGTCCAACTGGAAGTATTTGGGTTAAAACAACAGAACCAAACTCAGGCGCACGTTGGAGAACCAAAGTATGGAACGGCGATACAGCAACATGGGATGCAGTTGATGCACCAATTTTTGATAATGGCGCAAGTGCAATTTATGAATTAGACAAAGCAGGTGGTGGTGCTAACTTACTTCCAGCAAATCTTTATGTAAAAACAAACGTAACTGAAGCAGCAACTAATCTTGCTAATTTTACAATTTACAAAAGAGCAGCAGCAGGCCGCACAAAAATTGTAGGTACAGCAGTAAGTTCTGTTGCAGTAGCAACATATAGTGTAACAATCCAAGAAACTATTAAAAATTCAGCTGCTTATGCATCAGCACGTACGGTATCAATCACAACTACAGGTGCATCAACAGATGCGGAAGTAGTTGCAACACAAATTAACGCAGCAGGTTTTGCTAACATTGTTGCAAGTGTTGATAGCACAAACAGAGTTGTAATTGAACATACCTTAGGTGGAGAAATTCGTATTACTGATACAGATGGACTACTACCATTAATTGGTTTTACAAAATACAACTACTCAACTAAAGCTGGAACAGCAAACTTATATGCTTGGCCAGGTGCAAGTTCTAACCAATATGAAGCAAGTTTGTGGACTGAATTAACATACACAGCAAGCAATGATGCACCAACTGCTCTTGCAGCACAAGGAGCATTATGGTATAGTAGTGTTGTTGATGAAGTAGATATGCTTGTACACGATGGCACTAAGTGGGTTGGGCTATTACATAGCGATTCTCCATACTATGCAGGTGGTGTAGCAGCTGATCAACCAGATCCAAAAGGTCCAATTGTAAGTGCAACTGAGCCAGATGAGCAATCAGACGGTACAGCACTTAAAACAGGCGATATTTGGATTAGCACAGCAGATTTAGATAATTATCCAACAATTTATCGTTACAATGGTAACTTAGCATCTTGGATTTTACTAGACGCTACAGATCAAACAACTGAAAACGGTGTACTATTTGCAGATGCACGTTGGAGTATTAACGGCGGTTCATCGTCAGCACATGAAGCAGGAACTATTGCCGATCTGTTAACAAGTTCTTTTGTTGATCCAGATGCTCCAGATCCAGCACTATATCCAAAAGGTATGTTGTTATGGAACCTACGTAGAAGTGGCTTTAACGTAAAACGTTTTGAGCGCAACTATATTGATTTAACAGCTGACAACACACGCTTTGGCGACGAAGATATGTCAACATATTATCCACATCGTTGGGTAACAGAATCAGCTAACGAATCAGACGGTAAAGGTAGTTTTGGACGTAAGGCACAGCGTAAAGTTGTTGTACAAAAATTACAATCATTACTAAATGAAAATCAAGACATACGTGATGACGAATCAAGAACATTTAACTTGATTGCAACACCAGGTTATCCTGAACTAATTGGTGAAATGATCACACTTAACTATGACAGAGGCTTAACAGCATTTGTTGTTGGTGATTCGCCGATGCGTTTAACAAGCGATGCAACTTCATTAAACGAATGGGCAACAAACGTTAACACAGCAGTTGAAGACAACGATAATGGATTAGTAAGTAGAGATGAATATCTAGGCGTTTACTATCCAAGTGGTTTTACAAGTGACAACGCAGGTAACAATGTAGTTGTTCCGGCTTCACATATGGTGCTAAGAACTATTGCACTTAATGACCAAGTTGCTTATCCATGGTTTGCACCAGCAGGTACAAGACGTGGTGGCGTAACAAACGCAACTTCAACAGGTTACATTAACAGCGAAGGCGAATTTGTTGCAGCAGCACTTAACGAAGGCACAAGAGATACATTGTATCAAAACAATGTAAACCCAATTACATTCTTGAGCGGAGCAGGCTTAGTTGTGTTTGGACAGAAAACTCGTGCAAGAAATGCAAGTGCATTAGACAGAGTTAACGTAGCTAGACTTGTAATTTACTTACGTAGTCAACTTAACACACTAGCTAAACCATACTTGTTTGAACCAAATGATAAGATTACCCGTGATGAAATTAAACAACAGGTAGAAAGTTTAATGGTTGAACTAGTTGGTCTAAGAGCACTATATGACTTCCTAGTTGTATGTGACGAAACAAACAACACTCCTGCTAGAATTGATAGAAATGAGCTTTATGTAGATATTGCTATTGAACCAGTCAAAGCAGTTGAATTTATTTACATTCCGCTACGTATCAAGAACACAGGAGAGATCGCAGGTCTATAAAAATTGGGGTCAAGGAAACTTGGCCCTAATTTGATAAATACTTGTGTATTAAGGAGAACAATAGATGGCAATCTCAACACTATTAAATTTAACGGTACCATTAGCTAATGATACAACATCAAGCTCACAAGGCTTGTTGATGCCTAAGCTACAATATCGTTTCCGTGTTACATTAGAAAACTTTGGTATTTCAGGTGACACTCAAGAACTTACAAAACAAGTTATTGATGCTACTCGTCCTACTTTGAGTTTTGATCCAATTGTACTTGAAGTGTACAACTCAAAAATTCATATGGCGGGTAAACACACATGGAACACCGTGTCATTAAACTTACGTGATGATGTAAGTGGTAATGTGCAAAAACTAGTTGGTGAACAACTACAGAAACAATTTGACTTTTTTGAACAAGCAAGCGCAGCTACTGGCCAAGATTACAAATTCTTACAAAGAATTGAAGTCCTTGATGGTGGTAACGGTACAAACACTCCAGCAGTGCTTGAAACTTGGGAACTATATGGATGTTTCCTAACACAAGTTGATTACGGCAGCATGTCATATGGTGAATCAAACCCAATGACGGTTGCACTAACAATTCAATACGATAATGCAGTGCAACTTGATCAAGGTGTTGGTACACCAAATGGGTTCCAAGATAGAACCATTGATAGCGGCACTGGTGCAACAGGCGCAGCAGCTCTTTAATAATTAAATGAGATTGTCTTAAATAAGGAGTCTTTACGGCTCCTTATTTTTTTGGATAAATACTATATGGCAAGTAAACTTTATGATAATTTTAGTGGTAGAGGAAATCCTAAAGGTATTTTAGGAGACTTTCAACATGCTGCCGAGCTTTATAGAAAAAATAACTTTAGACTAAGTCCTAAAGTTAAATTTTTATATCACGTTGTATTGAATATAAATCCAATTGCACTTGCATCGTTAGGATCGAGTATACAAAGTGCTTTAAGTACAAGAGAGATAAATCTACTTGCACAAACCGTTGACTTGCCAACATATACAACTCAAATGGAAACAAAGAATCAATACAACAGAAAAAAACTTGTGCAAACAAAACTTAATTATGATCCTGTGTCTTTAATTTTCCATGATGATAATGCAGGATTAACTACACTACTCTGGGAAGCATATTACAGATATTATTTTCAAGATGGCAACTATTCTACTAGAACATCAACAGGTAGACCAAATTCCTATCGTGTTGGACTATATGATCCTGAACCATTAAACTTGTATAGGCACGGTCTTGATAGATATAATTTTACAGAAGCACCGTTTTTTGATAGCATAGTTATACATCAACTACATCCGCAAAATGAAATATCAAAATTTACAAGTTATACACTTGTTAATCCATTAATTGAAAGTCATAGACATGATACTTTAGATCAAACATCCGGAAGTGGATTAATGAAAAACACAATGTCTATTCAATATGAAACCGTGCTGTATAATAGAGGTACTACTACACAAGATAATCCTGCAGGATTTGGAGATGATGCACATTATGATACAACACCAAGTCCATATGCTTATAGCTCGGCTAACGAAAGCGATGTAACACCTTTTGAAAATAACAGCATAAGTTTAGAGGGTTGGGCAGGAATATTTTTTGATGCTGTGTTAAAAACAATTACACAATCTGATTTACAAAATCAACGTAGTGTAATTGACAAGCAAGCAATTACACCTCCTATAACAACTAATCAACCATTGAGTTTGTTTAATAATGTTATTGTTCCTAGACCAGATACAATAACAGGCACAACTCAAACATCTGCAACAAATACAAACTGGGCATCAGTACTTAATGGCATAGCAAAAGACAAAAACACTTTAACTAATCAGCAAAAATTAAATGATTTTAGTAGAGTAGCATTTGGACTAGCAGACAACGATAGCGGTAGAAGTATATTTGAAAGTAAACTTGCATATGATAATCTTTCAGACGCTGCTACTTTACAAGTTCAAACAGCAGTTACTTTAAATGCAAACGAAATTGCAAACGGTAATGTACAAGGACTTAGAAACGATTTACAAAAACTAGGAATATTATAATATGAGTTCAGTAACAGATGCAAGTATTAATCCATCAACAGATAGTGCAAGTGAAATAAAACAATTCTTTGATCAGTATTTTTCTAATCCAATACAATATTCTAGTAACGAAGTTGATAGTGTTGTAGGATTTTTTACAAAACGTGGTTTTGATCAACAAGCCAGTATCAGTGTAGCAACTACATTATTACAACAAGCAAAAGTAGAAAAGAAACCAATCTTTCAATTATTAGATACACTGAAAGGTTTAGATAGTATACAATTAAGTAAATTAATTGCAGCAATACTTAATAGTAATCGTAGTTATACAAGTGCTTTAGGATATGTTAATAATGAAAATGGTGAAACAACCGAAAGTAGGAACATTATTGTTTAATGGCACGCTTTGCACAAGGAAAGTATACTTTAAAAAATCCTTCTAAGTACATTGGTGGTAGAACACCGACTTATAGAAGTAGTTGGGAATTTGCTTTCATGCGTATGTGTGATACTAATGAAAGTATTACAAAATGGGCCAGTGAAGCAATAAAGATTCCATACAGAAATCCTTTAAGTGGAAAATTTACAATCTACGTTCCAGATTTTTTTGTTGTTTACACTGATAGAAATGGCAAGCAACATGTAGAACTTATAGAAGTAAAACCTAGTAATCACACTCTTAAAGAAAAAACTGGCCGCAGTAGAACTAACCAATTACATTTTGCAGTTAATCAAGCCAAATGGACTGCTGCTAGAGCATATTGTAAACAAAAAGGTATGACGTTTAGAATAGTTACTGAAAATGAAATGTTTCACCAAGGTAAAAGAAGATGAAAATAGCATTTGTTCATATTCCTAAAACAGGAGGTGCAAGTGTTTATCGTTGGTGGTATAAAAATTTAAGAAATTCTAACTTTCAATTTGTAAGAAACGGACATGAATTCATAGGAAACATAAAAGAAGATTACGATAAAAGTTTTACAATAACAAGAAATACATGGAATAGATTAATAAGTCTTTATGTATTTCAAGAACAAAAATGTTATCAAAAAATAAGAAAAAATCACAAAGTAGATTTTTATAAAGATATTTTAAATGCATGGAATAAAGGAATAGAATACTATATTGAATATAGTCTTGACAATAATTTTAATGGAACACATTGTCAAATAGAATATACAAAAGGTGTAGAACATATATTTTCAACTGAAAACTTGAAACAAGATTTTGCTACTATACAACAATGGGCCGATTGTTATATTCCTTTAGAAAAAAATGTGCATGTTGGAAAATATAATAAAAAAGAATTTATGACAAAAAAATTTATAGACTTTGTGGGTAATAAATTTCAAAAAGAAATAGAATACTTTTCCTATGCTCCTATACTAGATAAATAATAGTAGCATATAATGGATAACTACTATGACAAAAAAATTAGAAGAATTGTTAAATTTACCTGATAACCAAGACATTGTTGATGAACAACAAGAAAAAGCAGAAGCAGCAGTTATTTCACATGAAGATACATTCCGTGATATTGCAGAGTTTGACAAAATAGCAAGTGCATTGCCTGCTGTAAAAGGTTTAGGTGATTTGGCAGACAAAGAACTAAATGAAGTTGCTGACAAAGCAATGACTGCATATGACGACCTAATGGACTTGGGTATGAATGTTGAAAGTCGTTATAGTGGCAGAGTTTTTGAAGTTGCAGGTACTATGTTAAAAACCAGTCTTGATGCAAAAGTTGCAAAACTAGATAAAAAACTTAAAATGGTAGAACTACAACTTAAAAAAGAAAAAATGGATAGAGACAGCGGATCCGGTGATGGCGGTATTACTGAAGGCGAAGGGTTTGTAGTTACAGATAGAAATAGTCTTTTACAAAAGCTAAAAGGACTTGATAATGATAAATAGTAGTATAGTTTAGGATACGACAATGAAAAAATTTGCAGATTATTTAATTGAATCTAAAAAAACATATGAATTTAAAATCGGAGTTGCTGGCGAGCTGCCTGAAGATTTTGAAAACCGCATGGAAACTGCACTACAAAAGTTTGCTTGTACAAAGATGAGTGCAGGTAAAAAAACACCTATTCAAGAACGTCCGTTGGACTTTCCTCAATTACAAAATACAGACGTTACCTACTATGAAGTAGAATGTTCATATCCTACAACAATACAAGTTTTACAAGAATACATTGGTAGTTGCTGTGCTATTCCTCAAAGCCACATTATTGTACGTAATCCAAACGAACCACAAGAACTATATCAGCAAGAAGATACAAAAGACGAATATGTAGCAAAACTTACACAAGAAGACATGGGCGGAGAAAGCGCACAAGAAGATGCAGGCAGCGCTCGTGTTATGAATTTGTTGAAAGAATTAGAAACAGCCCGTAAAGAAAGATCAAACGATTATGTTGGTGAGGCTCCTGCAGGAGAGAGCAAAGATATCGGCGATGCTGAAAACAGCAAGGCAGTGTTATCATGAAACGTAAAGAAATCCTAACAGAAAATCCTCTAGCAATTGCACTTATGGGCGCACTAGTTGGTATGGGACTAGAAAAAGAAAAAGCAAAAAAAGCAGCAGCACAAGCTGTAAATCAAGCACAATCAGGTAAAGCAGCACCAGCAGCAGCAACAGCACCACAGGGTGCAGATTATAATCAAATTATGAAACGTGGCAGTAGAGGCGAAGGTGTTAAGCAACTACAAATAAACTTAGGTATGACAGGTCCAGAAGTTGATGGTATTTTTGGTCCTGCTACAGAAAAAGCAGTTAAAACATTTCAACAAAATTCAGGTGCAAAGGTTGATGGTATTGTTGGTCCAGAAACTAGAGGCATGATTGAAAAATATGCAGGTAATAATGATGAACCAGCAGCAAGTTCTCCTCCACAAAGTACAACCCCAAGTTCAACAAAGCCGTGGAGAGCTGTAAATCCTCAACCACCAGGTTATGGACGTCAAGTAAATAAAATTCTAATTACAGATGGTAGTAGATATTATTATGTAGGTGCCGAACCAGAAAATGGAAAATATACAGGCGGTGGACCAGTAAAGATAGGTGCCGACGGCAAACCAACTGGTATTGAAAATTTAAAAGGATTTCAAACTGATGCTGATAACGTAGACATGAGCGGGGTAAAGGAGTCAATTATGACAGACAAAAAACAATTAGACGAAGCAAGCATTAACATTAATGGTGCTGATGCAAGTGAAGTAGCAGAAATACTACGTATGATGCAACTAGCAGGAGCACCGGGTGCAAAAGTAGTTGAACCAGACGATATTAATCCAGGTCCAAAACCTTGCCCAATATGCGGAAAGATTCACGGTCCAAGTCAACCAATGGGCGG